CGAGTTTACTACATCTTGTTACAATGGTGATATAGAAATGGTCAAGTTTTGGGGAAAGTATCGGTCAAACTTTTATACGAGTAGTCTAATCGACTTGTGTTATAATGATGAACAGTTATTTCATAAGGTATGTGAAAAAGGATATTTACACGTAGCAAAGTGGCTTTATAACTTACATCCGTATATACTAATTGACCATTTTAATAGCATATTCAATATAGTATATGAAAACGGATATTTAAATATGTTAAAGTGGTTGATAAAGTTGAACCCGGAATATATCGAAGACAAGACAAAGTTAATTGTTCCATTTTGGGAATCTTGTATGAGTGGTAGGTTAAATATAGCAAAATGGATATATGCGAATTCGAATGACGTAGTATATTCTTTAAATAATAGTTCATTTTATTACACTTATAAGCGTAATAAGATGTTAAATGTATGTGATAAAGGAAGCTTACTTATAATAAAATGGTTATTATCGATAATACCGGCTATAGAAGATGAATCGGATATAATGGAAATATTTAACCAAGCATGTGTATCAGGCAAAATGAACATAGCAAAATGTATCTTAAGCAGATATCCATACATAAACATTTCTGCCAATAACGAGAAGACATTTCGACTGGTTTCTTCTTGGGGGCAAGTGAATATAGCAAAATGGCTATTAAAAATAAAACCGGGTATAGATACAAGTGCTGAAACATACGACGCTTTTTACCAAACATGTAAACATGGTTATTTGGAAATGGCCAAATGGTTGTTAAAAATAAATCCTGACATAAACATTGATAAGATGCCTGAATATGCCTATGAATTGTTTGTAATTGTATGTAGACAAGGTCATTTAGATACAGCGAAATGGATATATGACTTAAACCCATGTAATATTCAAACAAACATATGTGATGTTGTGAATTATAGAATTGCGAACACCCACGTAATTAAATGGATATTTGAAAAAATGCCTTATGTATACGCGTTTAAAAATAGATGTGGTGTAGTAGGTGCGTTTGAAAATAGTTGTTTGACCGGGAATATAGAATTAGTGAAGATGATTTACGAAAAACAACCAGAATATATTAGTGATAGGTCTTCGGTGACTAGTTGCGCATTTGCTTGGGCGTGTTGTAGTGGTAATATGGAATTAGTTAAAATATTACTTGAAATGTTTAATAACATAGATATTTCAACAAAAAATGAATTACCGTTTATAAGTGCTTGTGCGAACGGACATTTGACAATAGCTAAATATCTAATAGAAGTAAAACCAGAAATAGATATTACAGCACGAGATGATAAAGCATTTAAAAAGGCTTGTGTGAATGGTCATTTAAAAGTTAGTGAGTGGTTGGAAAATATATTTCCAGAAAAATACTCAATAGATGAAGAATTATGTATTGAAAGCGAGATGGAATATCATGATGAATATGGTGATGGTAATTATAGAAATAATCAAGGGGATATAGTTACCAATTATACATATAAATACACTATTTTGAAAATAATAAACATAACAAAAACAATACAAGAAAAAGATATACCAAAACAAATAGACAATTGTAGTGTTTGTTTGGATACAAAAAGTAATGTATATACAAAATGTGGGCATCTGTATTGTGAGCCATGTATAAGTAGATGGTTAAAAGGTCATAATAATTGCCCATATTGTAGAGTGGTTCTACAAGAAGAAGACATGTCGAATATAGTTTCATAGTGGAGAAGAGGATGGAAGTAATGCCTTCCTGAGAGAAAGGCCAAAGGCACGATGGATGAATATATTCAACTGAAAAAAATAATTATACCCTTTAAGATTTACAACGTCGTTTTCGCGGACAAAAAAATAAATCAATAAAGTTGTTGTAATGGCAAACTCGGAAATCCAATTGATAAGCTACAACAGCACATATACCATGTTTCGCATCATTGCTATCATTGTGGTGGGTATTTTAGTCAAAATGAATAAAAAATGATTTCATGTATTTTATGTAAATAAAATCGTGATATATACTATATATGTCATTTTTTACCAAAGCGGTAGTAGATGGTATTCTTAATAATACAAACATATCAGCTTATTTAAAAACGGAACATTTGACGTTATTAAATCTTATGGGGATAGATGAGATGTTTAATGATATACCGATTGCTTTTAATAGACAGGTCCGGTCGCCAAAAAGTAGTCCAAAAAGTAGTCCAAAAGGTAGTCCAAAAGGTAGTCCAGCAAGTACTCCAAGAAGTAGTCCAGCAAGTATTCCAGCAAGTAGTCAGGCAAGTAGTCCGGCAGATAATAGTACTGGTAAACGAGGACGAGAGGATGAGGAAGAACCAGGTATAACACCCAATTCAAAATCATTAAAAGATGATCCAGCAGGCACCCCAAACAGGAAAGAAAATTTTCTTAATGTACAATTTAATACATTCATACATAAGTTAGCAAAGAGACAATGTCGTGGCGCGATTGGTGAAGAATATGGTATTAGCGCTGTAGCGGATTCGCTAGTAAATAATGATGGTAAATTTGATCTTTTAGTGATTATCGATCTCGATTATAGGCTTTCGCCCCCAGGTATTCGCACTCCAGAACAGTTTATTGCTTACAAGCTAGAAAATATAAAAGGTTTTATTATGGTTGAAAAGGGTGAATGCAGAAAGCATGATAATATTTATTCGGTAAGGCTAATATGTAGCCCATCAGGTAAGGGTACATTTTTATTGGGAATGTATATGCACACAATATTTACCACTCAGACAGATAAAATCGGTATATTAGAATTAGCAGGAGGATACATTAATACACCTGGATTATGTGCGTATTATAAATTTGGATTTAGACAAGACGATGATTTGATTGGATATGATTGCTTGAATGACGCCGACTCGATGCCCATGTCTGCCGATTTAAATATAAATTCACATATAACCGGTGATATGATAATTGATGTTTCAATTGGAAATTTGCCCAGGTTGGATATACCTGATAGAAGAGATATCCAGTTATGTGGCAAATATAAACCAATAAACGAGGAACAAAGAGTGCTACATAAAGAACTGGCTCAGAATTATGAAGATATTCGTAAAAATGAAAAGAAAGAAAAGGTAGACGCAGCAACTATTGCAAAGATGGATGATACAAAAAAAAAATATTTAGATACTAAAAATGTTAATAGAACTGGTTTTGCGGCTCTAATGAATGATGATGACGAGAATGATGATGAGTATGATGATGATAGTAAATTCTATGGTGCTGATATTAAAGAAAGGTGTTTTGGTCCTAGTTGTGTCATTGCTGGAGGAAAGGCACGTAGAAAAACACACAAAAAAAAGCGTTTGATAAAAACAAAAAAAAGCCGCAAGAAGAGAATAAACAAGTCAACTGCTAGACGAACAAATACTAGAGGCACAAAGCGTGTAGGCACAAAGCGTATAGCACAAATACTTTAACGAGTGCTTATAACCAAACTTTATGCGGGTATGAAAAGACCCAACCTTGAACCTCTTTTTATGGGATTTTGTCCTATTTTAAATGTCCGACGGTCTAAATCGTATTTATGCCCGTGAGTTGGAGACGATATTGTAAAAGTAATACAAATATAGAAACGTAACATCTATGAACTCCGCTAATAAAAATTGAACTACATGATAGGTGATAGATGTATGTAACAATAAAATGAATAACTTGTTTCAAGTAATATTGGTGTGTATGGCGTGTATGATGTCTATGGTAAGTGCGAACCATACGATATTGGTTATATTGGGATGTGCGGATAGTAGTATTCAAGAGGAGCGTGTAAATTCGGCGATGGAATATCTAAGTAAAACGAATGCGACTATAAAAATATACGTATCAGGAGGGGTAAAGGATGCGATTTTATCATCAAATAAAGATACAGAAGCATCGAGAATGGCCAATAGTTTTGAGAACAAAGGTATAGAAATAGTATTGGATGAGAATGCGAGAAATACGGCAGAGAATTTTGCGTATTTGAAACAATATGTAAATAGGAATTATTCAGAAGATAAAATGCCGAATTTTGTGATAACCACGTCAGATTATCACAAAAATAGAGCGGAGCAAATATTCAATGGGGTATTGCCAAATGTAGCAACGACCTGGAATTTGAGTAAAAGTAGTTGTATAGATTGTTGGAAAGATGAAAACATTCATATCCACAATATCAAGACGGATATATATAACGCGTTGAGAATAATTGAATAAAAAATAAAAAAGAAATAAAAAGAAATAAAAAGAAATAAAAAGAAATAAAAAGAAATAAAAAGAAATAAAAAGAAATAAAAAGAAATAAAAAACAAAAAAATATGAATAATTTATTTGTATTTTCTCTCTACGAAACTGTTTTTACAACTGTTTCAGAACTAGATAGTAAAGACTTGTATTTGATTTTACATTCCTTTTGGTGGGGGCGTATATAGATCTATTATTTGTAGCTTCAAATTTGTTATGTATTTCGCGAATAAAATATCACAATATTATAGTAATGTGTTGGAATGAACACGTATCATTGAATACTTTTTTATTTAGCGCCTTTGTATTGTTGCTTATTTTATATAATAATACATATACACAATATAAAATTGAATATTTACATAATTTGTGGGGTTACCTCTTTTTCGTTTCGTTTATTTCTATGCAACTGGTAGAATGTTTTATTTGGCGCAATATTGATAATAAGTTTTATAATCGCGTTTTTTCTACTATGGCGGCGATGTTAATATTTGTTCAGCCAGTCATTAGTCTTATGATGTTGCCGAATATATCATTGAGAAATAATTTAATAGTCGCATATTTAACATTTTTTGTTCCATATTTTACATATAAATTCATGACTAATAGCATGGTATCTCGTATTAGCGACAAAGGCCATTTGAGTTGGTTATTTTTCGACACAAATCTTTTCTTATATTTTGGATGGTTATTTTTCTTTTTATTTACATTTGTTTATACACAAAACATTTCTGGGTTATTATTTGGTGTTATTTTATTTTTTATTTCTTGTTATAATTATTACAAAGATAAAACAATTGGTTCAATGTGGTGTTGGATTATAAACTTATGTATGATTTATTATGCGTCTTATTTATTATTCTATTTACCGTTTTGTGAGAAAAAAATTTGTTAGAGCTTTGATTTTGTATGGTTGTAACATAACATTTGAAATGTAAACATGTGTGAGATATCATTTATATATGATTTTCTCTCAACTATTTATAACAATATTTTCTATTGTTATATATTATATTGTAAATGAAATTAAATGAAATATTTAAGAAGGCAACCGATTTTGGAACATTTCGTTCGCGTCAAAATTTATTTTCATTCACATTGAAGATATTGTTATACATATTCCCAGCAATCGTAATCGGACATTATACAGAGATGACTGTACAACATATGAAAGCACGTGGAGTATTTGGTGAAAACGAAATGAATTATATTATATTACAGACGGCATTCATTATAATAACAATGTATATATTTGTAATGTTATTGAAAGACTATATGAGTGAATTTCAAGCAAGTGTAGCAGGAGGATATTTTATCGCGTTATATTTTGGAATACAAACCAATTACATAATTATGTTAAAAGATTATATGACTTCATTGATTTAGTTACTATTTTCTCTCTATGTATCTGTATTCACAACGATATTAGAAACAGATTGATTGTTGGTATGTTTCTTTTTACAACCTTTTTGGTGGGCACCTAGAGAACGATTATTTGTAGCTTCAAATTTGTTACAAATATTACATATAATTATCTCATTTTCATTATTTAAAATGGAGCCGCATTTGGAGACTAGATACTTGGATAGGCAAGGGAACTTGATTTCATCAACTTCGGCGTTAATTTTCTTTTGAAAGTCTTTTAAGATATCAATTATGGATGATTTTCTCTCTATGAACCTAGAATATTCTTTATTAATATCATCGAGAACTTCTTTTGGAATATAGATTTCATCAACTCCTTCTTCAAGTTCAGCAAGTTTATAAGAAAGAGAATCAATAATGTCTGTGGCAATTTTAATTGTCTGAGGACAATAATCGACATTATGAACATAGACAAGGACATTGGTTCCTTTGATATCAATTTGAAAGTTTTGTTTGGATGTAATGCCGCTATGTTGGGAAAGAAAGATACCATGACACTTTTGTTCCTCGATGTCTCTAATGAACTTTTTGACTTCGTCAATAGTAACGTTTCTATCATAATTCTTAGTTTCGACTAAGATAGTAGGTAAATCAGGACGATTAACCCTAAAATCGCAAGAGGCTTTGATACCAGTAGTATTAAGAATTTCTGATGAAGGAAAGAGTTGATTCAATACTGTTTCCAATTGATTTTCTCCGAATTGACCTTTATAGCTGGAGTTTTTATATTTGCCAAGAAATTCAGATAACTCATTCATAATTTTATCTTGAGAAGAGTTATTTGTAGCATCCTTGAGAGAAATTACATTTTTATTAATTCTCTCTTCACTAGCATTAATAAAGGAAAATAGTGGTTGTAACAATGTATTTGATTTGGAGTCAATATTGTTATCATCTTTAATAGCCAAAACATTTTTATTAATTCTCTCTTCGCTAGTATTGATAAAGGAAAATAATGGTTGTAGCAATGTATTAGACTTAGAATCAAAGTTATTATTATCGTCTTTGATAGAAACTAAAATAGTGTTAATTCTCTCTTCTGTAGCATTTATACAAGAGAATAAAGGTTGTAATAGATTACTAGATTTGGATTCAAAGTTGGTAAGGAATACTGAAAGTGAATCCTCTTTGTCAGATGATTGTAAAAGTTTTGTGGTATCGTCTGATATTGATTTATGAAAGAGAGAAATAGACTCATGTAATTGTCTATAATAACCTTCATTGGATTTTGGAATAATTTCATTTAATAGCAAGGTAGTTTTATCGATAAGTTGAGAAGTATTTTGATTAAGAAGTGTATATAATTTATCACTATTTTGAGAGAGATTATTATAAATAATACTTTTGATATCCTCCATATATTCTCTCTTGGATTCTTGAAATTTAATATAAATAGAGTTAGTAATATCATTATTTAATTTCGACAAAGCGTTAGATAACGTGTTAAACTCTCCCTTAAGGAGACCAACAGACGAGAGAATTTGCGAATTCATATTAGAACTGGTAAGAGACAATGAATTAATTTCAGTTTTAATTTCTCCAACCGTAGAGAGAATTTGCGAATTAATAGTTGAATTCATGGCAGAATTCATATCACCCAATAATCTCTCAAACAAATCAACAAAAATAAGATTAACGGCTTCAAAATTAATGCTTGGATTTTGTGAATAAAAATCTAATATTTTTTTATTCTTAACGATAAAATCCTTCATAATTATATATTTATTATACAAATTCTCTCTTTAAGTTGTATTTTAGACAGAATAGAATTCTAATAGAATGTTTAGTGTTGTATTTTTCTAAATAGAATTGTAATAGAATTGTAATTAGAAGATTAGTATTCTAAGCATTCTATTAGAACTGTAATAGTGTGATTAGAATTGTAATAGAATTGTAATTAGAAGATTAGTATTCTAAGCATTCTATTAGAACTGTAAATGTTCTAAAAAATATTATGGAGTAAAAAATATATTTAAGATAATAAAAAATGTTATCATAAAAGGTTTTGAAAATAAAACATAAAAATGTTATAAAAATATTATTTTGAGAGAAAAAGAAA